AAAGCAGCCGCCAGGTTTTCGCTAGATGGCGTGGCAAGGAATGCTGCCACGTTAGCCGCAAGGCCGCTGATGCCCGTCGCAACAGGCAAGTCCGTGCAATTCGTAAGCGTGCCGCTGGCAGGAGTACCAAGGACGGGCGCGGTCAGGGTTGGCGCTGTCAAAGTCTTATTGGTCAAGGTTTGCGCGCCGGTTGTTGTCACCACCGGAACGCCACCAGCCTGAACACCGCCAGTCCCCTTGCCCACGAGGTTCAGATTAATGTTGGTATCGTTGCCAGTCGCGCTAATTGTCGGCGCGCCCGCCGCCGCCGCATTGGCAACCGTGATCTCATTTACCGCTGCCGCTGTGGCAGAAACCCTGACAAGCTCGTTGCCATTTACATCGTTAATGCCGCTGGTAAGCGTGAGAGTGGCAAAGGTTGATGCTTGGTTTGCGCTCACCGTATACCAAGACGATTGAAGCAGATCGAATCGCAAGGTAAAAAACCCGCCGGCAGAAAAAGCATTCGGCGCACCAATTACCGTCGAACCATTTGGCGTGATGGTCAGGGTATTGATCACTTGCGAACAGGCCACAACAATCTGCTGCCCGTCGAAGCAAGACGCCACCGGCGGTAAGGTAATGGTGCCAGCCGCGAAAGTGCCGGTCGGGTTAATAATCAGAAAGACGTTTTGCGTTTGCGCGCCAAGCTGGATGTTAAAACCTGAATTGGTAGGAGCGTTGATAATGGTCAAATAATTGGGATCGGCAAAATTGTCCTGGAAAAACTCAAGCAGCGACGTGACAGACACGCGCCGCGCATCGCCATTTTGCAGGGAATAAACCGGGAATTGATCGCCGCCCGAAAGCTGATTTAGAAGGGGAAGCTGGGGAATGAGTGGCATCTTCAGAACTCCAACCGGCCTTCCGGCCCTGTCAAAACTGCATCTTCCGGCGCAGGGAAGAACGGATCGTCGGCATTCCAGGGTTTGTAGCCGGCGCCGGTCGGCATGGTGCTAGGATATTGCATCTCGCGCGGCGCGGTCGCGCGGGCCAAAAGCACCTCATACCCCTGCCGGGCAGAAGTCTTGACCTCAATCGCCACTTGCTTGCCATAGGCTGGCGCCAAGCGAAGCGCCAAATTGCTGATTACCGCTTCCCATGCGCTGTCAGGGACGGACGTTTCTTGATCCAATTCAGTATATTCCGGGCTGCCAGGCAATGGATAAGAAAGGCGAATGCCTTTGCCGTTCCAGGTTGCCATCATGGCGTCTAGCCTCCGCAAAGCGCTGTCCATCTGGTCCGGCGTGATGTCAAAGGTATAGGCTGCCAAGCCTATCTCCTCGAACGCCGCCTCGATGAATTGGCGCTTGGTGTAACTCATAGCGAGGTCGCCTGGATTGCGGCGTCAATCTCTTTCCGCAGGCGCTTTTCCGACCACCGGCCATCTACATCAATGCCAAGCATTACAGCCCGTGCATGTAAGCCTGCGCGCGTATCTGGCATAGGCTCTGGCATAGGCTCTGGCACAGGCTCCGGCTGCGCTACAAGCCCGCGCGCCGCTTCGTCTAGGGACCAATGCCACCTGTTGCGGATAGCCTCTGCAAGCGCCTCTGGCGTAGCCACAGAAAGCGTCTCATAGGTTTGCCCATGCGGGCCGCAATACGGCCCAGGGCAGCGATAGGCAAAGGCAGGAAATTCTTTGATCATTTCTTGCCTTTCGCCGTCTTGGCGCTTGCGCGAAACGCCTTAGCCGTAGGCGCGCCGGCGCTGCCAGGCTTTCTCATCTTTTCTTTCGAGCCAGCCGCAATTCGGTCGCGCTTCGCGTGGATGTTGGCATAAAGGCCGGGCGGTTTCGCTTTCATGCCTTTTTCGGCGCCTTTCCAGGTTTGCCGGCTTTCATCGCTGCCGTGCGGGCGGTATTCATGGCAATGGCCACGGCTTGCTTTTTCGGCTTGCTGGTCTTCATTTCCTTGCTGATGTTCTTGGAAATGGAACCCTTGGAGTAACCTTTGGTCAAAGGCATTGCGCCCTCCACGGTTGAAGGGCGGGCCGTGAAGCCCGCCCTAAGTGTCAGATGCGATAAGAAACGAAGGTATTGGCCGCCGTCTTTCGCGTGCGCCACCTGATCGTATTACCCGAGGTAGCGCCAGTCGCAACCGGCGTGCCAACGATAGTATGATCGGTGTTGGAAGTCACGGTAAGCGCAAAACCCGCAAGCGTCGTCAACGACCAATCAAAGCTATCATTGATTGCGAAATTTGCCGCCGCGTCCAACGCTGTCCCGGTCGGCAATTGGATGTTGCGGCCAGTAGTCGGGGTGGCGGTCACATAGCCGGTCAAAAGATCGGCTGGCGTGAACGCCATTGAACCACCATCGGCAATAACCGCAGGCGTCACTTGAACTTGCGCGTTCAAGCGCCCTTGCTGCACGACCGGCGCCGTGCCGATCTCATAAAAGGCTGGAAATCCGCCAACCGCTTCGACGATGATGGTTGCGCCGCCAGTGAAAACACTGAACACCGTTTGGCCGCCGATCACGGTCCCGATGAGCGTGACTTGATCCGGGTAGTTTGGATAACCAAGCTTGCGAAAGACTTGCGCGGTGCCTTGGCAGGCAACGGCAATCGTTTCGTTTGCCGGTATAATGATGTCCCCGCTGTTGCCAAACGGAGAAACCAAGGAAGAGTAAGTAGCCATTTTCGTATCTCCTGTTGGCTGATTACGGGAAAGCCGCGCCGGATTGCGAGAACATCATCACGCCAGTCATTTGCGGCTGCTTGTTCACAACGCCGAACACCATATCCACGCGAAACAAAGTCTTGAGCGTTTTCACGTCGAACTGCTTCGACATGGTAAGCTCGATGCCCTGATCCGTGCTGGCACGCATCACGGCAGCGCCGGCATCCGTCGGGATCGCATAGCGGCCCGGCAGGATTTCGATGCAGTCCTTGTGCCAGAACGGGTTGAGCGCGCCCGCCGTGGTATTCAAAAACGTGATTGCAGCATTGGAAGCAGTGGCGGTAAAGGTGCAGTTTTGATACTGCGCTTCTGCATCCGTGCCGCCCTGGTTGGCAATGATCGGCGGGGAAATGACCAGCGTAGTGCTGGACGGAACCGAAATTACACGGAAGGTCTTGAGAACGCCCGTGCTTTGCTTGGTGATGTGATGCACCGCTTCGCAGTTCGCAATGGTAAACGCATCGCCCGCCGCAACGCTGGTTGTGCTGTTGACCGGGATAGTCTGGAAGCGGTTATCCACATTGGACACTTCGCCAGTCGCTGCCACGGTGGTAGCCTTGGGCACATAGGATTGCCCTGCCGATGCAAGCGTGCTCATCGTAATGGATGAACCAGCCGCAGCCGCCTTTCGCACCGCATAATCCAGCTTGTAGGTCTGGAAGCTGGCGACGTTGCCAACAAATGCGCGCCGCAATGCGCTATCGGAAATGTCATTGCCGTAAGAACGGGTAACTGCCTGCAAGTTGCTGGCCATGCCGTTATAGTCGCGCGTTGAAAGCGCAAGGTAACGGTCATCGCCAGAAATGCCCTGCTCGTTCATCATGCTTTCAGCTTGCGCCACGTCATCAAAGCCCGACGCGGCGGCAGTGCGCTTGACGAAAAGTGTGCCCTGATAGGCCGCGACGTTCATCACGGCAATGTTGATGTCTGACGCCAAGCGCTGCTTGGCCGCGTCATGCAGTCGGCCTTCATGCAACGCATCGCGCAATTCAAGCGCCGTCATCTGCCAGGGCACGGCCTTGGAAATGCCGATATTCGCCGGCACAGACAGCTGCGTGTAATCGTCGAAATTCGCCGTCATATCCGTGCCATTGTAGGACACTGCGATGTAGGGCTGCGGGCGCCAAATCGTGTTATTGGTCCGCTCCATCATCGTCTGATCGGTGTTGTAGATGCTGACGTTGTTGGAAAGCACAAGTGCATCTTGGAAGCCTTCGAGTAGCTCGTCAAAAGCGACTTTCTCTTCCTTGGTAAAGCTGTTTGCCATAGGTTTATGACCTCATGTGAGAGATGGATGTTTCAGCCATTTCTCGCATATAGCGCCATGCGGCGGCGGGTCGTCTCGGGTCTTAGCGCTGCCCGGCAGCGGCGCCGATTGACGGCGACTTGGGGCCAGTTAGCCCAGAAGCCGCCCGCGTGTCAATTATTTTCGCGCTTGCTGGTTAAGCTGGCGCCGATAGGCTGCAACCTTGGTCCGGTCGCCTGTCCTGTCGGCCTCGGCTTCGAGCCGTTCAAGCGTGGCATTGGCCGCGCTGCGGCTTGGCGCGGTGCTACGCATCGGGGTTTCAGGTGCCGGGGGAGCAGGGCGGCTGCGGGGCGTGGTTTTCATTTGTGTAACAAGCTTTCCTAATTCATAAGCGAATTTGACAACATCCGGATGGCCATTGGCCAATTTCAGATTTGCCAATTCCTTAGTTTTGGTTGGATATTTACTTAACGCATAAAAGATAAGCGCCGGATTATCGTCGCTGGCAGCATGAACTATAGCGCTTTGTTGTGCAACGGGTAACATATGCTGGATGCGTTCTTCCGCTTCATTAAAATCCGGCACTTTTAGCTTTGCTCTGTCCTGCCCATATTTGTTAAGCTTGGCCTGCCAGGCTTCGTCATTGGCGCGGGCTGCAACCCTGGCTTGCTCTGCCTTTTCATCAACTTGGCGCTTTTTTTCAGCCCAATCAATATAAACAGGTTCCCACTTCTGAATGTCATAGTCAAAATCTTCTAGTTCTGGCTTAGGCCCAAGCGCAATTTCAGGCGGCGGCGCGTCTCTGGCGCGTAGTTGTTCCTGCAATTCGCGCTTTTCCCGCAAAAGAACCCTTGCCTGTTCTCGAAGCTGTCTTAATTGATTAGGTTCCGGCGCAGGTTCCGGCTCTGGCTCTGGCGGATCATCGCCAAAGCTGACGGCAATCTCTTCCTCGCCTTCGGCTTCAGCGTCGGGTTCCGGCGCGTCGGGTGCCTGACCTTCCGGCAATTCAGGTGCCGTAGCGGGTTCTTTCAAGGTCTCCGGGTCAAGTGTCTCTGACATTGTTAAACCTCTTCTCGCCCATCATCGGCAGGGCGGGTGCCGTTTAATGAAAGGTGACGGTCTCGCCGTCTTCCAGAAGCATTTGCACCACGGCGAAAACCGCTGCGCGCTCTTCCTCATCAGCCTCGCGCTGGCGCCGCTGCAAAGCGCGCCTAGCCTGGATCAATTCAGCCTGGACCAATTCGCGCGTGTATTCCGCCGTCGCCGTTATAGGGATCACTGGCGCCACTGCGACCTGCTCACCTGCCACTTGCACCGCAAGCCTCGGCTTGGGCTTTGGCGCGGCGCGTGGCGCCTCTGGCGCGGGCGCGGGCAAGGTGACGCTGGCAAGATACCTGGCAGCCGCTGCCGGGCTGTCAAACACCTTATCATCTACCATATAGACCGGGCGTTGCCTGCCGCGCGCATTACCGGGGCCACCGCCACCGGTTACAACTGGCAGCGGAGGTTCCGGGCCAAGCGTGCCAGCGCCCGCAACGGTCAAGGCGCCGAGCGTAATGTTGCCCGTGCCAGTGATCGGGATTGGCCCAAGCGTGCCAGCGCCCGCCACGGTTAAAGCGCCAAGCGTGATATTACCAACGCCAGTAATTGCGCTACTGCTTACCGTGCCAGCGCCCGCAACGGTCAAATCGCTAAGCGTGATATTGCCAGTGCCAGTGACGCCGCCAACCCTAATCCGAGGAACGCGAACGCGCAACATGCGTCAGTCTCCAATCAGCGGCGGTCGGTTGGCAAAAGGGTGTGTGGCGCTAAGTTTTTGAGCCAAGCCCCATCCCCAAACAAGATACCCCTCACTTGTTTGCCTTACAAAAGCAGAGGCAATGGATGCAAGAATTACAATTTCAGAAATGTAGCCAACTAACGGCTTAGTATTGTTGCCTCCCGCACCGTCCGCAGCGAGGGTGTAAGTCGATGCTGGTTCTGCAATTCGTGGAACGCGGACGCAAAGCATGGGTTAAACGCCAAATCTTGGCCGCGTGGCGTTGAAGTTCTGCGTAACCTCATCGGCAAGTAGTGCGCGGTTGTAGAAAATCACTTGCGCGATTTGCCCGTTCCAAAAATCTTCACGAAAAGTTCTTGACCTTGTACCTATTTGCATCGCATAACTCGGATTGTTAATTGATGCGGGAACCGAAGTTGTACGCGATCCCTCCGCGACGGCGTTGCGATAAATGACCATTTGCGTTGATCGTGTCCAAGTACCAACCACATTTAACCAAGTGCCGCCAGTAACCGTGTTGGATGTGTTGACGCTAACGCTGTTAACGAAAAAAAATAGTGTCCCCGCACCGCTTCCAATCAGGCAATATCCTGATCCGATGGTACCAACGCTTTTGTCCACAAGCCATCTGTTTGCGGTGCTTGTCTTGAACCATGCCGAAATCGTCAACCCGCTGGTCGGCAACATGATGGTCGATGTGGAATCTGAAAAATCCACATAGTCATTATTACCATCAAAGTTGATTGATCCATTCCCATCGGTTGAGTAATTAGCACCGTTTGTCAAAATCCCGGTGTTTGCGTTGCCGCTTATGTCGTACCACGGTGTATTAGAACCAGGATACGAGGCGGAATTGCCGCCATCCACCATGAAAATGATGCCGTCAGTGATAAGCCCCGGCGAAACAATGTTCACAGCGTTGCTGTCAGCGGGGTTAGCTTTCTGTATGCGCCCCTCATCGTACATGTTAACACCACGCGGCATGTCAGGTCACTTCCTCGTTCCACGGACGAACGTACAGTTCATTGCCGCTTGATGCCAAGTTTACGCCAGCATTATTGATGACGCTCAACCGCATGGAAAACGGATAGAGCCGCACCATGTTGACCACGGCGACTTTTGCAGACGCGCCCGAAATCAGCGGCACAACATAGAGGTCGCCGCCGATTTTATCGGCGGTGTCGGTGCCGTCACTGTTCGTAACGCGAAGCGTGATACTGCCACCTGTACTTGGCGTGATGCTCCCGAGTTTAATCGTGACAATGCCATACAGATCGCGGTTGGTGCTGTTGTCATAGGTCACCACGAGGCTTTCGCTGAGGTTCGCCAACGAATTGAGCGTTGTGCCGGCAAAATTGCTGCTGCGCGTACTTGGTGTGCCCCATTTTGCTTCGGCCATTTATGGAACTCCCCCGCGCGCCAGTCCGACGCTTCGCGCCGTGACCTCCACCCCGTTTACCTCAGCCCAAGACGGATGCCGTCGGCGCTCAGCCAGTGCCAGCAGACTGCCCGCTTGCTCAGGTGTCAGCAGCGGCGTCTCGCCTTGCGTCAGCGCAGAAATGACTGCGCGCAATTCCGGATGCCCCACGTTCAACCCGCCGTGCGCTGCTGGCACCATTGCTGCATAGATTAGCTTGAGATGTTCGAGATTGGAATCTCGAAGCGCAGTCAAAAAGGTTCCGCCTGCCTCAAAACCAAGCGTCTCCATGATTTTGGTTGTGTCAGCGTTCGTGTGCTCTATACTCAGAATTTCTTCAAACGCGGGGTCCGGCGCATTCAGGATTTCAGCGACCCGCCATTCTGGCAAGTCAGCCAAATCAGGCTCCGCGACGCGCGCGGCTAGAACATTTGTCATGGGTTTCCGTCCGTTATTGTGAAAGCCGTAATGGTCACCGATTGCGTTGCGGTGATGCTGACCGCTGAAAGCTCAATGTCACCACCGCCGCCTGTCGCCGTCACATTGCCTTGCATGTGGCACGTCGCGCCTTGCTTGATGCGAAAATGCGCTGCTGTCCCGGCAGCATCGGCGCTCAAATCTTCCCATGTGCCGGCAAGCGTCATGGTGCCACCGCTTGCCGCGTTCATCCAATTGGCAGGCAGCGTCATGCTTGCCAACAACGTGCCGCTATCCGGCGCCGCGCAATCTGCGGGTTGCGCGCCCGTGCGAATTTCCAGCGTGGGCGATGCACCAATGGCGGTTTCAATGGCATCAAGCCGTGCATCCCGCACGGTTACGGATAATTGCGCGCCCATCAGTCCTCAATCCTTTCGCCTTCATAGCTGCCATCAGGGCGCTTTCGCACAACAATACGCGCGCTTCGCTTCCGCGTTGCCTGGGCCTGCACGTCTTGCAGTTGCCCGATCATCTGTTCTTGCGCCAAAACCAGCC